CAATCTTCGCCTGGAACTATAATGTCATTCCATTTTAAACCACCAATCGCATTGAAACCACTTGTTTGTGCTATCAAAGAAGATTGCCTGTGTATAACTCCGCCTAACGCATTAACACCAGATATTGCCTGAATGTTTGCGTTGATTGAACGGATAACGAAACCACTTGCAGTAACATTAGATGTTGCACTTATGGTTACAGATCCCCTGTCTATTTGTCTACCAATAGCAGAAGCAGAGGATGTAGCACTTATGGTAGCCTCACCAACCAATACGATTTGGCCGTCTGCTGTAAATCCAGAAGTTTGTGCTATGGTTGCAAACCCACCATCAATCTGTACACCTGTTGCAGTAAAGTTAGAAACAGCAGATATGGTTGCCTTACCAGAGTCTAATAAATCACCTGTAGCAGACGCAGATGAAGTTTGTGCTATGGTTGCACTTGCTTCATCGTATTGAAGGTTATCGTATAGGGACTTGTTATATTTCCCGTAATTATAGGCTTTTTCAGCCATGCTATTAAGCTAGGGTGATGTCTAAATCACCAGTATCGAATCTAAATACATCTCCAGTTGTTACGCTTTTTGATGTGTCTAAGTTTGCATAAGCAAGTAAATTACCGCCTGAAGATGCGTCTAAAATTCCAACTGCAACCACTGTTCCGTAATTGGCTGTAGCTGTTGGATATTCAATTGCAGCAGAGTTACTTGCTGTTGTAGGATTAGTTCCTGAAACAGTAAATGCTCCAGTTTGTCTTGCGTAAGATCCGCCTGTTACTTCAGTACCACCGCCAGTATCAGTAGGTGCTACTGTATATAAAGCAACGTGTTTTGTTGGTTGCGTATAAGCTACTCCACCAAACACATGGTCAAGTACCTTGTCTTCTAAATAATCACTAAATCCAGCCATGTTTTGTACTCCTAATTATTACCAAAATAATAAATATCTTTTCTGCGTTTCCCGTAGGTTCTTCTTCTTTGCATGAGAGATCCTTTGGCAAACTCAGCTTTTTCTTGCTCTAGTCTCATTTCTTCTAAAGCTTTCTCGAACTGTGCTGTAAATAATGGCACTCGTTCATCTTCCATTAAATAGATAGAAGCGTGTTTTAGTGATCCGTAAAGGTAAGCATCTGGATATCCTGTGGATAAAAAGTTACTGGTATTAGAATCGCTCAACGCATCTATCTTTCCGTAGTAGGTTAATTGTACTGTATAACTTCCGTCTGGGGTAGGTGCAAATTCAATTGTATCGTCAACCAATGCAAAATAAATTGGTTGGCCTGTGACGTTATCGTTTGACTTTCTGTAGACATCTAATGATTCTATGGATTGTTGGAATAATGGTGAGAAATCACCGCCATCAATTTGTATGTTTATAGCCTCTAACCAATCAGTTGGTACAGAGATATATTGTGAATCTAATGTTGCAGTAGCACGTTTAATCATACCCTTAACCCTTAATCTGCGGTTAAATTCTGCTTCTGTGCTATCAATAAATGAATCAATTACATCTGTTAAATCAGATCGATTTAAAAAGTTTGCAATGTTAGATTTTAATTCTGCGTATGTCATAGTTTACCCTGCCATGTTCTAAAGACTTTATTGTCTGAGTTGTTTAACCATTTTCTCCATTGAGACATATCATTAGCCCAGCCTTCACGACAAGCTCTTTGATATACCACCAATGGTACTTCTGCTACATGGCGAAGATCTTTGCCTGGTGTAGTAGTTTCTGCAATAAATTTACAATGCTCTATTACAGGATTTAGATCCTGAGTTGTATGATAAATTTCTTTATCGTCTTCAGTAATAAACTCGTTGGTAAAACCAGTCTTATGATCTATAACAGTTCTTTTAGCCATGCAAGAATTTTAACACAAAAAAAAGGGATGCCGAAACATCCCTTTAAGGTTCTTAACCTAGAACTAAGTAGTTGTAAGGTCGGCAACCACACCATGAGCAGCTTCGTTGGATACTTCTAATCCATACTCAACCACGATCATTTTAGTGACTGCATCACCGATTGTTGCAATGTCAACTGTTTTGAAATCACGCAAGTAAGATACTTTTGCCATTTCTGGGTCAACCAACAGTAAAGATCTTTCTCTTGATCTGTTTGATGGAACGATTTTGAGTTCACCAAAGTCAGATGAGTAGATAGATACTGATGCTTCAACAGTAGTTGCATCGATCATTTGTCTTGCTGAAGATCTACCTGTGAAACCAGAGATTTTCTGCTTGTTGACAGGCCCACAGATTGCTAATGATGGTTCACCACCATTTTCAAAGCAAGACTGTAAAACAGCTTTCAAAAGAGGCTCTGTTAGAGCTCTTTGTGTTCCGTCTGTTGGAGCTGTTCCACCGCCAGTAGGAGTTGATCCTGCTGCGTTGCTTACATTAGATTTCATCCAAGATTCAAAAGCACCAGTCTTACGAGCAGTTGTCGCATTACCAGTAGTTTTTCCATTCTTTTGACAAAGAGCTTCTTCCATATCTCTCTTTAGAGCTTTAGACATGATAGCTAGTTGGTGAGCCATTTCTGATCTCTTACCAGCAGGGTCTGAAGACTCTTGTGAGCCTGATACAGTTGCATCTCTTTTTGAGATCATAGCAACATTGCTAACACGAGTTGTTGCAACAGCAGCTGATCTTGAAAGTTCAAAACCTTCTAGTTCACCTGTTGAGACTGGACTCGCTAGAGCTTCTGTTTGCCAATCAAAGACAACATTTTTAATACTTCTTTTTCCAATTGAAGACATAAACGGAGTTTGCATTGGAGAGATGTTGTAAATGATATTACTTAAATCTTCTCTGTCTGAAGTCGCTGAATATGTATCAAATGCGTTTGTTACTTTAGCCATTATATTTACCTATAAAATTATTTTAAAAATTGTTCAAAAACTTTAGCTGCATCTTGGACTTTGCCAGATTTAGCTAAAACCTGTTTTGCTCTTTTCGCTGGTGCTACCGATTTTTTTCTGGTAGTTGTTCCAGGTCGGGCTACTCTTGCAGGTGCTTTCTGTGTTGGTTTCTTCTTCGTGGCTTCAACTGTTTTAGAGTTTAACCAAGCGTTTCGTAAACCAAGTAAAGCACGATAGTCATAGATTGCGTCCATCTCTTGGGGTGCATACCCCAAAACATTGATGCCATAGTCTCGAATTGCTAGTTTCTCTTTTTGAGCAACTTCTGCATTTTTCCATTCCGGAACGATCTCCAGGAGTTTTTTCTGGCCTTCTTGTACAAATTGTGCAAGTTGTTTTTGCTGTTCTTCATAAGCCTCTTGTTCGAGTCTTTGTTTTTCAGCTTTTGTGGCCTCTAACTTTTCCTTCTTCTCATTCCAGATTTGTTGTTCTCTGACATAAGCAACTGGATCTTCATCTACTAAAGTTTTCCAATCCGGTTCATCTACCATTGAAGCCTGTAATTCAGCCTCCATTTTTGGTAGCAACTGTTTGTAAAGTGCGTCTCTTTGAGAAAGTTCTTGGGCTTGTTGCTCAATCGTTTTTCTTTGATTGGCAAGTTCCTGTGTCTTCCTCGTATAATCTTGTTGGCGTGAATAACCATTAATGAGTTCGTCCTGCGTGACCTCTATCTCTGAGCCATCAACTGTGACTCTATAGACGGGTTGCTCTTCTACCTCTTCAACTTCCGTTTCTTCTTCACCATCTTCATCATCATCGAATTCGAGTTCTTCCTCATCGACAAGTTCTTCGTCTTCCTCGTCAAAGTCTTCAACTTCTGGCTCAATGACCTCTTCAACTTCCTCTGTGACTGCTTCTTCTTGCGTGTCCTCTTCAGGGGCTAAGAAACTTTCAAACGCTGAGGTGGTTGATTCACCATCTGTTTGTAAAGCAGTCGGTTTTCCGTTATTGCTCATAAATACTCCTATTTTGTATTTAGGGATATTTTAAACCAATAATGTAGAAAAGGGAAAGTTTTAGGCTATGTTCCTAATTTTGTTGATGTTGGCTTTTGTGAGTTTGCCCTTCTCAGCCATGATTCGTAGATGTCTTTCTACTTCAGGAAGAAGTAATAAAGATCTGTGGAAGTCTTCTCTAACCGCAACATCATCGATATTACGAGAGTTTAACCAATGGGTTATGTATTCGTTTTTAAGGTTTTCTACTGCTTCCTTAAAAACATCTGAATTTAAAATTTGTTGAGCCTGTTCGGCTTTGACTGCTTCTTCGTGTGTAACTGACATTTATGCTAAATTAAATAATCCAGGTTGTGGTAGCTGACTTGTTCTGCCTCTGCTAAGAGGAGAAACTATTTCTTCAACGCCTGGAATAATAGGCATTGGCAATGGCTGTGGCCTTGGTACATTTGCAAAAATTGGTTGAGGTAATGTTTGTACTGGAACTTTTGGAGCCGTTATTGGTTGTACCATAGGTTCAAATATAGATGGTAATTTTGGTTCTTTTAATATGTCGCTAAACAAACTAACTGATTCTGGTATATTTATTTTTTCAATATCTATTTTTGCAACTTCATCCATATCAATCTTGTCAGCAATCTCTTCAAAGTTAAACAAGTTTTGATCTACTTTAAAAAAGTCCTCTTTAGGTTCTGCACCAGGCAAACCGCTAAAATCTAAATCTTTTAAAAAATCTGGTATTCCTGGAAAAGCTGTTTGTCCTGGAACATAAGGTTCCGGCATTGGTGTTCCAACAGGTGCGTATGGCATTGTTTCATAAGATGCCTCTACCGGTATACCTTGCGTAGGTGCCATAGGCATGGTCCCATCAAAGTCACCATATATCTGTTCTTTTCTTAGATCTGCCTGTGTATAACCCATAGGTTTGTCAGGAGAAAAGCTCATACCAGGTGCAACCACATCTTCAAATGGCATGCCGCCAGCTATTGATCTTGCGTAGTCAAATCCAGATCTGTATGTTGGGTCGGTTTGCATTGATTGGCCTGCTAGATTAAGGCCGCCTGACCTCATCATGTTTTGCAATACTTCTAATTCTAACTCTTCTTGTCTTGGCATATTATTCAGTTATTAGTTTATCTATTTTAGCATCAAGTTTGTCTATTTTGTCCATTAATCTTGAATATTCGACATTGTGTGCATTTCTAGTCACATAGTCTCTAGCTATCTCTTCTCTTGTTTTATTAACCAATATGTCAATTCTTTTTGCTTCGTTTTCATTTTTGCGTATGGAGTAGAACAATGGTGCTATAACCAAAGTTACAAAAATATTCCACACTACATAAAATGAAAGTTCCATTAGAAATCAATAGCTCCAGATATGAGGCCTTGGATAATCATGCGTAGCTTTTGCGATGTCGAGGTGTATAAATCTACCATTGCCTTTTTGATTAACTCCAATTCCTGTAAATCCGTAACCTTCTGCTGCGGATACTATTTGTAATGCTTGTTTGTGACTGCAAGCTATGTCAACTGCAATCCCTAAATTATGAGTTCCTGGTTTACTTTTTTTTCGTTCAACTGGATGTTCTTCACATCTGTATCCTGATGTAATAATAAATGGAAAACCTAAGTCCTCTCTAAGCAATTGTAACTTATCTACTAACTTATTTTCAATCTCATTTTTACCACAATGTTTGCAGGCAAACTCTTCTAATCTAAAATTCTTCCATTCGCTCATTTGGTTAAGCCTTTTGACTTTTCATAACTTCTTAACCCACCAAGACCTAACATACCACCTAAGACATACAGCAATGCACCCATGTCAAACTCTGGTAGTTCGTATTGCAAGTTGTTAAGAGATAAAAAGAATATAATAATTGGTTGTAATACAAAGTGATAGCCAAGTGCGATAGCACAAATCCATCCGCAACAAGGCCTCCAACCAGCTACAAAAATAGATCTATGACCAGCCTCAACTTTATTAACTTCTATTTGTGCGGTATTTGCTTTTTGTATCTCAAGCTCAATTTCGTGATTTAATTTTTGTTTTAAATCTTTGTCAGCAATAAATTTATCTAAAATATTGCTTACTGGATCAATTAGTTTGTCTATCATTTTCTGGGTGTACCGCCAACATATAAACCAAACCATGCAGCACCTGCACCGACTATGACAGAAACAAATGCAGATTGTGCATTGGTTGGATCAGGTAAGGTCATAAACCATTGAGTGGTTTGATAGAAAGCATAACCATATAAAGTAATAAGCAGTCTAGGAAAGACTCGCCACTTATCAAAACCCTCAGCTAAGTTATACCAAGTTTTATTCTGATGTTGGTGTATCTCTATTTTTGTTTCTTGTTCCATCTTGATCCTTATGCAATTTAATAAAATACTCTGCATCGACTAATGCCAATGGTTTAGTGTTGTTGCGTTTTATTATAACCAAAGGTTCATAATCTTTACAGTTAGTGCA